GGTAATCCTCAAATTACCTTTTTCAAAGTTGTATATCGTCGTCATACTAACTTCGCTATTGAAGCTATCCAACAAACTCCAACCGGAAGTAATTCGTTAGGTTCCCGTGCTAGTTTCCAAATAACTCGTAACGGTGATTTAATCCACCGTGTATATTTCAACGGTAAAATCAAAAATAATAATACCACCGGTACCACCGCTTCTGAAAATAACGTAGCTCTTGTACCAAACTTTGGTCAAAAATTATTAAAAACTGTTGAATTAGAAATTGGTGGTCAACGCATAGATAAACATTATTCTGAATGGTTATACATCTGGAATGAATTATCATTACCTGCTGGCAAACGTTCAGGTTATAATACTATGGTTGGCGCAAACGATGCTAATTTATGTACTAAATTAGCACCAAAATATGAATACGAATTATATGTTCCTCTTGAATTCTGGTTCTGTCGCAATGTAGGTTTAGCTCTTCCATTAATCGCCCTTCAATATCACGAAGTTAAAATCAATATTGAATATGAATCTGCTTCTAACTTAGTAGATACCCATGTTTCTAATTTATGTGAAGATGAAGATGGTGACGGCTGCACAAATGGCAACATGAAAGCAACTGATAGTACTGCTGCTTTCACAGTTGATGATGGCTCCGGTGGGCAGACTGCTGTTAGTAAATTTGCTACTGGTTATGCTATTTCATTAAGTGATGCTAATTTATGGGTTGACTATGTTTTCCTTGATACCGATGAACGCAGACGTTTCGCACAATTATCGCATGAATATTTAATAGAACAATTACAATTCACTGGTACCGATACCATGACTATATCTTCTTCTGCTGACAGCATGAAACCAGTTAGACTTAACTTTAACCACCCATGCAAAGAACTTGTTTGGGCTGTTAAATCTGATAATAATTCAGATAAAGAACAATACCCATTCTGGAACAACTTTTCAACTGCGGAATCTGAGAATGCTAATACTACTGCTAATAATTATAGTAATTCGTCAAATCCTACTATGCAAGCTAAAATTATGCTCAATGGCAATGATCGTTTCGCTACTCGCAAAGGTGATTATTTCTCACTTGTTCAACCTTACCAACATCACGAAAATACTCCTGATGAAAATCATAATGGTATCAATGTATATTCGTTCGCCCTTAAACCAGAAGAACATCAACCCAGTGGCACTCTCAACATGTCTCGTATAGACACTGCTGTATTATCTCTATCATCAAGTGTAGCCGGTACTATCCATGTATATGCTGTCAACTACAACGTGCTCCGTATCTTATCTGGTATGGGTGGTCTCGCTTATTCCAATTAAAAAAACAAATTATCTAGATTTAAATTATTTTTATACATGTTTTATATTAAACCATTCAAGTATATTCTCATCATTTATATTAACTTTATCTTCAATAAGTACCATAATATCAAATAATTTTTTAGATAACAAATATGATATTTCTTGTATATAATTATTTAATCCGACATTTCTTTCATTATAGCAATAATCTATTTTATTATAAATGATATCAATGCATTTATTATTAAGTTTTTTGATATAATAGCTAAGTAGGGATTCATATTGACTCATTTTATCATCTTTGTATCTTAAAATATCTGGCTTCAAAATCTTAATCAAATATGTTTCAACCATATCACAATTATAATTATTAATTTTGTCTTCAATTAGCATATTAAAATTAGTGTTTTCTTTAACAAGACTATTACATTGCTTAGATGATTCAGATAGTTTTTTTAAAGCGCAAAAATCATTATTTAGATACCGAATAATGTTACCATTAAAATCTTCAACAAAAACGTTGTTCATAATATTATTAAAAGTATATTTATATATATTATCAATTTTTATATAAAAATTGAATATTATCTTTTATATTTATTAAGTTAAATATGAGGTGTTATAGTTGTAATAAAAAATTGAATACTTTGGAAGGATTAACAAACAAATGCAAATGCGGCAACCATTATTGTAGTAAACATTTATTCTATACAGAACACGATTGTACTTTTGATTATATTGTTGATTACAAAGAGAAGGCAACAAGTAATATTGTTAACTTAACAAATAAGATAATTAAAATTTAAAAATGAGTACATAATTTTATTATAATTTTATTTTTATAAACTTTGTAAAACTTTCTATATTTTATAAATTATGTACTCAAATTATTTAATAAAAAATTGATATAAGAATATTGTTATAAAGTCGTATTATAAATGAATGACTTAAAAAGAGCTGTACTTTTTCAAAAAGCAGGAGATATTTTGATGGATAAATTTAGTGATACTAAATATTGTAATATTCCGGAAAAATATAAGTATCTATATAATATTTATATCCCATTGTCATCTGGAAACAAAAGAAAAATTAAAGAGTAATTATTTTATATTGACTGGCTTCTTTTTTGCTGTTTTTTAGTAGCAGGTTTTTCAACACATGATTTACAATGTTAAAGTAAATTTAAAAAAATAATAATACTATTATCTTGTTTTCTAACTATTTATTCTAATTAATCATCAGAAATAATAATACTATCAAGATAAGGATTAAGAATTTCATTAACAATAAATTCTGGCTTAAACTCATCGTAATTCATGAAGATTTTTAGGAGTTGTTCTGAAAATCCTGAAACCATTGCTGTACCTTCTGTATCACAATTAACAGGGAATGTTCCTTGATTATCCGAATTAAGATTCCAGAATACAAACTTAGGTGCTGTATAACCACTTTTTTTATATTTTTTAATAATATTCTGATAAATTGTTTCTAATTCTTCTGAACTATCTATTGCTTCATTAAATTGCATATCAGTAAATACAAATAGTTTTTTGGGCATTTCGCTATCGGGAATATTATATTTAATACCGTAGCTGATAATGGCTTCACAACATTTAACAAAATCTGTGCTAAAGCCATAACTTACATTTATCATTGAGTTAAGTGATTTAAACAAACTAGGTTCATTATATTCCAATGTTATCAGTTCGGGTTCTTCACTAAATGTAATAAATTTGTTTTTAAATAAACCATTACAACATTGTGATGTAAGAATGCCGAGAGAAACAGCTACTTGTGCGGGAATACTGCCATTTCTTGCCCCAAACATTGAACCAGACAAATCTACAATTGCTAATGAATTATTAAAGTTACCAGATTTTTTAACATTTTCTAGAATTGTTTTCCACTGCAACTCAATAGTTTCATTTGGGCCATAATCATCATTATGACGCGTATCAATATAATATTTAGATAATTCGTGAGGCAAGATTCCTGTTACTTTGATTTCCGCTTTACCACTTCTAACATCCGCCAGATATTTGAGATATCTTTCTTCATCGTGTTTCATAAAGACATTAAGTAATTTCTTTGATGCTACACCAGGAACTGCTTGATATTTAATATCGCCCCATTTTCCACTACACATTAGTGTCTCAACAATATTAATTTTTTTTCTAAGAGGAACAATGATTTCTTTACGATATTTTTCCATTCGCTTATCATCATCAAGACCATAAATTTCTGTTGCAACACGTTTAGCCATATGCTTTCGTTTATCATTTCTATCTTTTTCACTAGGAGCCCATTTTGCACACAGCGAAACACTTTTATTATCTTTAATTAATAGCTTATCTTTCAATAGTTTGTTTGAAAACAATTTCATTTCATAATTTTTATTTAGAGTATTAGAATTATGATAATACGTAATATAAAGTAAATCCTTCCAGCATCCATATTTATCTATATAATTCATTAGATTATCACAATATGTGGCAAACTTGTATGTTCGTAGCCATAACATTGCTTGATTAGCGACTTTCTTTTCTTTTTTTCCATTTACTCTATCACGTCCATTAAAAATGATTGCGATGGTTTTTTTAGGGTCATCTATCCAACACTTTTCAAGATATTCGTAGCTAACTTTTTTATTTAAATCACGAACAAACAACATGAAATAATCAACGATATTGCTTCCTGATGTTTTAAGAGATATAGCTCCATTTGTAGTTGTAGTGTAAGACATTATTCAAAGTAATGTATTATATAAAAATAATCTTATATCAATTTTTTATTATTTACTTAGCAGCCGCAGCAGCAGCAGCAGCAGCAGCAGCAAGTTTACTTGCAGATGGGGGGAAGTGATGGGATATAAGTTTTTGAAGGATAAAATAGTTGATTTCTTCTTTGGCATCGACGTTTAAAATTTTGCGTAGCTTTTCATCAGGAAGGATGAAACGTTTGTTTTCTGGTTTGTTAAGGTTATGTTCTTTGATATAGGAATTGATAAAGCGAGTGATATCAGTGCGAGATTTTTCGGTACCGCGTTGTTCGCCAATAAAATCACAAAGTTCATCAGATATCTTGTTAGGCTTAGCAAAACCAGATGGAGAGTTTTTAGCATTTTGACGTTTCTTTTGTACCTTGTCAATGATTTTTTGTTGTTTATCCCATTCTTTACTTAGTACTTTAAGTTGTCCTTGAAGTTCTTTACCCATGGTTACAAAGGCATTGACTTTTTCTACAATGCCTTGAAGAAAGTTTTCTTGTGGAGCCGCAGGTTGTGTGGTTTCGGATTTTACAGGTTCTTCAACCTTTTGTACAGGAGCAGGTTTTACCACATCAACAGCTTTGATTACAGGTACTTTCGCAGCAGCTGGTTTTTTCACAGCAACAACAGGGGCTTTTTTTGTAGCTGTGGGCATTATATATCGTATTTACTTTATGGATAATTATATAATCATTTGTTTATATCATTTTATACAAGCGTTTAAAAGATATTAATTATTATTAGAATGAAAGTACAAAGAATAGGTACCTATAAAAAAGAATTTAAATATTTTAACAAAAATAATGAAATTAAAAATGAGAAGCAATTAGATTTTTTTAAATCTCTTAAAATACCACCAGCATACAATAATGTAACTATAACTAATGGTAAAAAAATAATTGCATATGGATATGATTCAAAAAATAGAAAACAAGTTATATATAACCCTAATTTTATATCAAAGCAGAATAGTGCTAAGTTTAAAAAAATTAAAGATTCAATAAAGTATTTTTCTAGATTAAAAAGAGAAATAAAAAAAGATATTAGCAGTAATAGTATAAATAAAATTTGTGCAATAATAATAACCCTAATATTAGATTGTGGTTTTAGAATAGGTAATAAAAAATATGAAATAAATAATAATTCATATGGATTAACAACTTTAAAAAAGGAACATATATTTATTGAAAATAATTTTATTAAAATAGATTTTATTGGTAAAAAAAAGGTTAGAAACACAGCAATATGTAAAAGCAAAGATATATATAATTTCTTCTTTGATAGATTAGATAATATCAGAGATGAAGAATATATATTTAAATATAATGATAAATGTATTACATCAAATGATGTAAATAAATATTTATATAATTTTTATAAAAAATTTAATTTAAAAATAACAACTAAGGATTTGCGAACTTTAAATGCCAATACTTTATTTATGAAATTCTTTAAATTAAATATTAATTCTGAAAATCCGATAAAAAAATCTATTGAAGATACAGCAATAAAATTACATAATACTTACGCAGTTTGTAAGAAAAACTACATTGACCCTGAAATTATTAAAATGGCAGAAAGTCAATTAAATAAAAAATAAAAATTGATTTTTTTATATACTATAATATAAGATTAAACTTTATTATAATATAAAATGGATATCGCAAGTATTATCAATAATATCAAGGAAATGTTAGTGGAACGCGGAGATGATATATCGCTATTTGAAGAACATGAACTTTCCGTTGATAAAGAAGAATATGAAAATGATAGAAATATAATAGAATTTCAAACATCAAAAACAACAGTTATATTTGCTCTAACAAAAAAATTGAGAAAATATGTGATGGATGAATTAAAGAATAATGAAGGCGATATTAATAATTTCATTACTAAATATGGTAATAAGAAAAACGTTATATTGATATTTAATAATGATAACATATCACAACCTGTTATTGCTCAATTAAACAAATATGATAAATTGTTTCATAAAAATGATGGTCAATTGCAATATTTTCATGCTCAACAAATAATGTTTAATCCAACGAAACACGAATATGTACCTAAACATATTAAATTAAGTGAGAATGAAGCTGTTGAATTTATGAAAGAATATATGATTAAAAGTAAGTTATATATGCCTTTTATATTACATAATGACCCAATTGCAAAGTGGCTTGGATTAAAACAAGGAGATATTATTAAAATTATTAGATATAATGAAAATAGCGGTGTTTCTTTTTACTACAGATCCTGTTTTTAAATAAATATATATATTATTATAGAAGATAATATAACATAATATGAGTATGAATGTTCATAATGTTAAATATAATGAAATTAATAAATTATTAAGTAATATTTATAGCAAATACATTAATATTAATAATTTAGCTGATACAAGAACTCCATTTATAAAAGAAACATTAAAAAAAATAAATGCAGAAGATATTCAAGATGTTGATTTTGGTATTTTAGATAGTAATTACAATATTGATAAAACCTCTTTTACAAAGTTGATTAATGAAATTATATATTGTAATCTAGGTAATATTAATGTTGATAAAAGTAATAATGTTGATAATACAAATAAAACAAAAGGTTATTTAAAATTTGTTACTAGTGGTACTAAAAATGAAAAAGGAAAAGTTAATATAGTTAAAAATGATAAAGTTATAAATAATATTATTTCTAGTATGCATTTAGTTAATGTTTTTATTGATATACTAGAAGCTTATAATTCTTTTTTAAACGAAATAGCAAATTTAGAACATTTTAAAAAGAATATAAATAATATTATTATTGTAAATAAAAACGCAAGAAAATCAACTGATATTGACAAAAATGATGAAAATTATGGTTATTGGATAGATTCGGGTAAAGAAGCGAATCGTCCTGCTGTATCATCATTATATTTATCTATAAACTCTTATTTTGGTGATTCTACTACAAGTGCCTTATTACAAGAATTTATTGTTAATTATAATGCTTTCAACAATGTGGTTTCAGATTCAATGTCAACATATAGTCACACAGGAGAAATCGTTTCAGGTAAAAGTTTATTTAATGCTAGCTTAAAAATTACAGATAAAACTGATACCGAAACAAATAATATAACAGGTATTGTAATAAATATTTTACCAGATGGCAGAGCTGTAATTAAAAAAGATAAAAACTCATTAAAACCCGATGATGATATAATATTAAATCAAATTAATAATAGTAATATACAAAAAACTAATTTACACGAAGCATTACTTGAACGCAATAAAAGATTATTAAAAGATTTTTTAAATTTAATTATTAATTTTGATTTGGTAAATAGAAGAATACAAATTAACGGATTACTTACATATTTTAAAGTTATTAAAGAATATTTTTACATAGCACTAACATCTGGAAATTTATTATTTAATAGTTACTTTAATAAAATTGATTTAGATTATTCAACTGGTAAAGTACTTGCTGAAGATATGACTAGTATTGATAGTGGAGATAATGGATTTGCTATAAAATATTTAGATAATTCACAAATTGAAAAAATAGTAAAACAAATATATACTGATGGAACTAATGATGATATCAAAATACCAAAACCATCTTCAAGTAAAGAAACTTATCAGGATTCTATTTTTGGCACTGCAAAATCGGAGAATGATAATAAATATATGAATAAAATAATTGAAAATTTATCAGAATTACAAGAATTAGGTGCTAAATCAGCAAATATATCAAATGCTACAAAACAAGATATATCTGACAAAGGTTTTGTTGCAATAGTTGAAAATAGCACTACTATTAAAATTAAATCAAGAATAGACCTGCTTAATAAATTATTAGTTGATAAATCTGGTGGAAGCCCTGCTTTTGTAAGACCATCTGATAAATTATCAGATGTTACTAATATATCATTACCAGATGGAGATTATTTAGGAGGTACTCCTATTCCTATTAATAGTGACGATTCATTTAAATTAGATAATTTAACAAATAGCAATAGTGAATTGCCTATAAATGTTAAAAGATTTATATATAATTTAGATAGTAATAATTTATCAAAAAATTATATTATAAGTATAAATAATACAACTTTTCCAATCAAAGAAATTATAGCAAAAAATAATAAAACTGATGTTGAATTTTTAATAAGTGCAAGATTATTATATCCAACACAGAATTCAGACGATTTAAAAGATATTCCTGTATTAACATTGCCATATAATAAAATAACATTATTTGATGATAAATATTCTTATATGGGTTCAAGTTCTTCTTTACCAGAAAGATATTTTTCTTCATTAGAAGATGCTAAAGGTAAAAGTATATTGTTTCATTATGTAAAAATAGGGTCAGTGGATTATGGTGTTGATAATAAAGTAACTTTAACAATAAAAAAACCACTTGATTATAAATTGGGATATGTTAATAATTTAGAAGCAATAAAAACTATTAATTATGATATAAAATCTAATGAATCCAGAATTAAAAATGCTAAAACATTATTTGATTTAAATAAATCAAAATATAATGTTTTATATTATCAATTAATTTCATATATTGTAATATTAGCTGGTATTATCGTTACTTTAATATTAACAAATACAATGAACATGGATAAACCAGTTACTAAATTAGTAGCTAGTGTATGTTTTGGTATTGTAGTATTGCAATTTGTTACATATTATATATTAAGTGTATTATATATTGAAGCATTTACATTAGATAATGTTGTTGAAAATTTTTCTCAAACATATCCTTATCCTAATATAGTTAGTGGTTCTACTATGGAATTTACATCAGATTCTAATAATAAATATCCAGAGCAAAAAGTAGAGTTTGTTCAAAATCAATTAATATTATTAAATAATAAAATTATTCAAGCATTAGAATTAGCTAATGTTGGTGTTGGACAAGCAAGTTCTTCTGATGCGTATACTAAATTATTAAATATTACAGAATTTGAAAGAGTATCGAGAGGTAATATAAGCAATATTTTAGCTTTACAAAATGATGGTTCAAAAATGCATATTGACTTGCTTAAATATAGTACAAATGTACATTCTATAAATATTAAAACTGTTTTAATGTTATCACTTGCTATTGTAGGATTATTTACAATTAATGTTTATACGGATGGTAAATATATGGAAAAATTAGCATTTGTTGGTGGATTTATATTAATAATTATATTAGCATATTATTTAATATACTCTAACTCAGTTGTTAGAACAAGTTCAAATAATTTTTATTGGGGAAAAGAACATAAGTCAATTTATACTAATTTTTAATTATTTTATTTTTATTTAAACATATAAATTATATATATATATTATAAATGTACAATGACTACGGACGATAATTCAAGTTCAAATAGTGAAAAAACAACTGAAGAATCTAGTGAAAATTCAGAAAATAATTCTGATAAGGATCCAACATATAATAATAATAATAATAATAATAATGAAGATGATGATGAAAGTGAAGAGTATTATAATGAAGAAGATAATGAAAATGAAATAATACAAAATACGAGTATACCAAGTGGTGGGTTTTTTAATAAGCATAATGAGGAAGATAATTTCAAAAGAAAGCAAAAAATTTTTTTAATATTAAATCCCCCACAGAAAACAGCAAATAAAAAAATACAAAAGAAAAAATATGATTTTTATCATAAATATACAATGATTGAAAAAAATTATTTCGATAATTTATCTGACGAAGATAAAGATAAAATTAAACTAAAAGAAGATTCTATAAATGACGAATTAATATCAGATTTGCCAATGAGGTTTAGAATTCTCAATTTAAATATTAATGAAAAAACTAAAAAGAATATAATAGCAAAAATAGATAGTTTCAATAATATGTCACCATGTTCAAGTGAATATAATAAATTAAATAATTGGTTACATGCTTTAAATAATATTCCATTTAATAATTACTACGAAATACCAATTAAAATAAGTGATAGTAATGATAAAATATGCGATTTTTTAAATGGTATTAGACAAAAAATGGAAGATACCGTATATGGACACAAAGATGCAAAAGAACAAATTATAAGAGTTTTGGCTCAACTAGTATCATTTCCAAAAGCAAATGGATATATTATTGGAATACAAGGTAGTGCTGGTGTAGGTAAAACCAAACTAATTAAAGAAGGTATATGTAATGCTTTAAATTATCCAAATGCTTTTATATCACTTGGAGGTACAGATGATTCATCGTTTTTAAGAGGTCATTCATATACTTATGAAGGAGCAACTTATGGAAAAATTTGTGAATCACTTATGAAAACGGGTATAATGAATCCCCTATTTTTATTTGACGAACTTGACAAAGTTTCTAATACATATAGAGGTCAAGAAATAATAAATACATTAATTCATATAACAGACCCTGTACAAAATGATAAATACAATGACAGATACTTTGAAGAAATAGATTTTGATATTTCGCGTTCAATGATTATATTTACATATAATGATGAAGAACTTATTAACCCTATTTTAAAAGATAGAATGATTGTAATTAATGTTCCAGGATATTCCAATGAAGAAAAATTAGTTTTAGCGCAAGATTATATAGTTCCTGAAATTTTAAAACAATATAATTTAGAGATTGGCGATATAATATTTAATAGTAAATTATTAAAACATATAATTTGTAATGTTCAAAAAGAAGATGGTGTTAGAAATTTAAAAAGAGCAATTAATAACATAATTTCATGGGTAAATATGATGCGTTATGTACCAACAGATTCAGTTAAAATAACTTTACCATATGTTGTTACAATTGACTTTTATGATAAATATTGTAAATATAATAATAATAGTGATTATGATAAAAATATGTATCATTTATATTTATAGGATATAGTTAGGAAATGTCTAAGTTTTTATTTTATGGATGTTGGAACAATATCAATTGTGAAAAAGAGTATATTTATCGCGATTTAGTATTAAATTATATTAATAAAAAAGAAAAAAATATATCAAAATTTTTCATTGCAGGAGACAATTGGTATTCTACAAAAGTAACAAAAGTAAGTGAAAGTTCTACAAGTCTTATACAATATTATCTATTGAGTATTCTTAAAACAGGATATGATAAATTATATCAATTAAATAAAACTATCCATATAGCTGTTGGTAATCACGATGAACACGATGATGGAATTGACGAACCTTTGAAAACAAGATGTATGATTAAAACTCAAAAGAAATATATTGATAAATTAAATGAAAAGGTATTTGATAGTAGTGTAAGTATAGATTATGATAAAACATTACCAAAATATAGTAAGTTTATATCATCAAATAATGATTTAAGTAGTACTTTATTTGTTAATAATGATATGGATGGTTTTAATACTACATTAGAAGAATTAAGTGAAATGCAAAAAATAGATATTCATGATAATATAATGAATATATATGTTGATGAAATTGGTATAGTTGATAATGAGAAATATATTGTTATCATAATAAATACTAATAAATTAAATGATTCAAAATATATTACAGCTATACAAAAAAAATTCAATTATGTAAAGAAGATTAAAGCAGATAAACAAGTTTTTGTAATGGGACATATTCCATTATTTGCCATAAAAAAAAATAAAATTAAAGAAAAAAATGAATTATTTGGAAAAAGATATAATTTATTTAATTTATTAAGTGATTTTAATTATATTTATATTTGTGCCGATGCGCATTATTTTAGTATTATGGAAATAAGAAAAGGAAAAAAAAAAGTAATACAAATTACATGCGGTACAGGTGGTTCTGATCCCGATATAAATGATGAATTTTATGATATAAAAAAATATATTAAATATGACGGGTACAATATCGAATACTTTTTACTAAATTCATACGGATATAGTACAATACGTATTTATAAATATAAAATTATAATAATTTATAAGCAAATATTTTTAGTAGATAATTCTCATACGAGTGGTAATACATATATATATTCTATACATAGAGGACATGAAGATAATGTAAATGATGTAAATGATGTAAATGATGTAAATGATGTAAATGATGTAAATGATGTAAATGATGTAAATGATGTAAATGATGTAAATTTTGAAAAACAATCAAAAATTAAAAAAGAGCTATCTAAATTAGCATTTGAAATATATAAATATGATAAGAGTCTAACTTGTAAACATATTAGTAAACAAATACAAAATATAGAAGATAATGTTGTAACATCACAAGATAAAAACAAGTATTGTTTTAAAAAAATAAAATAGATTAATAATAAGTATGATTATTTTAACTATTATATCAATTATAATATTTGTTATAATTTATTATTATTTATTTTTAACAAATACTGAAAAATATGTAAATAATTTAAACAATGATGTATATTTTATGATGAAATATGAAATTAGTGAATTTTTGCGAAAGGACAAAGATAACTATATTAATAACATGTCTGATATGGATTTACATGCAAGAAAAGTTAAAAGTAAGAGAGAATATATCAATAATATTGTTAAGTGTGTTTGTGATATTACAGATAAAGAAAAAGATTTATTAATGAAATGTTGTAGAAATGCAGATAATTATTTAGAAAATTGCAATATATATAGTAAATATATTAATTATAAAGATTTAGTTAACATCAAATGGGTTGTTGCATGTACATATAAAAATCAAAATCTACAATATGAAGAGGGATTGCCACATACAAGAGAAAATATTATATTTATATCTAAAAGTGTTTTAAATTATAGTGAAACTGATTTAACTAATACCATGATACATGAAAAAATTCATATTTATCAAAGATATAATAAAGATGTTTTTGACAAATTGATATATGCCAATGGATATAAAAAAATAGATTATAATAATAAATTTATAAGATCTAATCCAGATACAAACAATGATATATATTTAGATAATAAAACAAAAAATATAATGGTGTGTCTTTATAGAAATAGTAAACCAACAAGCATTAATGATGTAATTATGAAAAACTTTTCACTAGAACATCCTTATGAAAAATATGCATACGAAATTGCCAATAATTATTATAAAGATACTAAATATAAAAATATATAATATTTATATTTATAATTAATACAGTATATGAACGAATTACTTAAACAAGCACCTGATAATATTAGTAAAGAAGAAATAGAAATTATTTATTTAAGGAATAATAAGAATGTATTAGATACCCTGACGGAATTATGGAAAATACCTGTTAAAAATGTACAAAAAACAGAAAATGAAAAGAAATGGCAAGAAATTAGAGAAATATATGATGATATTGATACCGAAATGTATAAAGCATTGCGGGCACAAAAAAAATAATATATTCTAATATTAAATATGTTCCGAGGAGATTTGGGTGTGAATAATATAAATGGTATACCTGTTATGAGTTTTTCTAATTTAAATAAAATTATAAGTAACCAATATCCAAGTTATCGTGATAAAGAAAGTTATATTAGTTTAGCTAGATTAGCAGCAGGAGGTTCAATGTCTCCATATACTTTTGGAAATGGATTATACAAGAATTTTAATTCTTCTATTTATGGCGACGATAAATATGAAGAACGTGAAAAAATTGTTTCCCCACCAACATACGAAAATAAAACAAATTTACCTATTAAAAATATATAAAAGTATAAATATAATATATATATTGTGAAATGATGAAAATTTTTAATCTAATGCTTTTGTACATTTGTTATGCAAATGCTTTTATTCCTTCAACTAATGTATTGAATAAAATTAATGTAGCAAACTCAAATATATGCTCTTCTAAAAAAATTATTTATAATGCGGTATCATTGTTAAGAGCATCTATTTATAATGACAAACAAAAAAAATGGGAACCACCAGTGGGATATATACCAGAAAGTCAAAAAAATTGGAAAACACCGGTTAGCTATACTCCAAAACAAAAAAAAATTGTTGATATTATTGATAAAGATATTGAAGATTTATTTGATGAAGACGCTTTATTAACAGACATTAGCAGAGAAACAAAGTACATCAATAATAAATTTGATAAACTACTTAATGATATTGAACACATGAAATATACTGTTGAAAATATAAAAAAACACAATAATATTATTCATACTAAATCGGAATACTATAACATTGATTAAATTATTTTTATTATATAAAACTTAAAAGTATTTTTTATTAAAAGAATGAAATTATTATTATTATTATTATTGTATATTATAAATATTTCTAATGCATTTAGTGTGAGTTTTCCAATATTAAGAAAAAATAAAGCAGTAATAAGTAACATAAGGGTTAACAAATTAACATCAGAAGATAAAAAAGAGTTAAAACATTTATTTAATATTGTACCACTATTGGTATTTAAAAATCAAAAAATTAATCCAAGTGAATATTATAAATTTGTTAAACTATTTGATGAAAAACATAAGGAAGATATTTTACATCCTTGGTATACCGGAATACCAAATGTTCCACAAGTATCAATTAGAGGTAATATGTATGTTAAAGATTATTATGGTGTTAAAAATAAATTTGTGGGAGATGAAAGAAATATATTAAATTATTTTAGATATAATTATGTATGGCATCAAGATTTATTAGGGCATCAAAAATATATTACACCGGTTGTTAGTAGTATGTATAAATTAGTTACCCCAAAAAATGAAAAAATAAAAACATATTATTCAAGCTTAGAAGATGCATATGATATGATGGATATGACTTTAAAAAAAGTATTAAATAGTTATAATACAATTCATAGTGATTCATTTGAACGTAGAACAAATAGTACTTATGATTATTCAGGTTATGTTAGAAAGGATAAACAGATTATATATAGCGATGATAACGTATTTACAGAAGATCCTTTGGTTATATATTCTGATAATACTAAATATAGAAAATCTCTATTACTTAATCCTACACGTTTTTTAACATTTGATAAACTTAATTTTTATGATAGTAATGAATTATTCAGACATATTATGAAACGTTATGTTTTAAGTCGTGAAAATATGTTTTATCACGAATGGGATAAAAATGATTTAGTGATTTGGAATAATAGAAAATTAATACATTCATCAATGCCATCAGAAGAGTATAATAGTAAAGTAATACCGGATAATAGATTATTTATACAATGTTTTTTAGCTACTAATGAACCAATATATCCTGCTGGTTCTATTAATTCAAAACCAATATATACACCAAATATTGTTGATATTGGTAAGTT